GGGTCTTCCTCTATCAGTTGGTCTTCGTAGACGGGCAGGGATACCAACCGCTCAAACTGGCCGCTGCGTTGGGCAAGCTGGATAAAGCCTTTGTAGCCAAGCTGGAACTGTGCTTCCACGCGCCCTTTGTTGCGGTAGGGGACGATGTAGGCAAAACCCAAATTGTTATTGACGGGCAGGTTCAGGGTGGCGGCCATGCAGGCGGCGTTGAAGATGCTCATCGGTTCGGCATCCAGCAGCATGGCGTTGCTGTTCACAATCTGCATGATGGATGTGCCGAAGCTGGCTGCGTTTTTGTCCACAAGTTCGCGCATTTTTGCCTGTACGGCGGGCTTGTCGAAAAAGTCTTTAATTTGGCGTGATTTCTGCGCGGGGGTTAATTGCGTGTTGCTCATTTCGGTTTCCTTTTTTTCAGGCCGTCTGAAACGGTCATGTGTATTTGTGCCAGTAGGCGGGTTTTAGAATCTCTGGCATGGGCGGAAATTTGTTTACTTCGCTTGGTGTGAGGTATTTTTCCGCCTTGCATTTGTAGTAGTACCTTGACTGCCGCTCCGCGCATGTTTGGCATCGTTTTTGTCGGAAGCCGTTTTTCTGTAGGGTGAAATCGCTTTCGGGCTTTGCCTTTTTGCAGGCGGGACAGGTAATGATTCGGGGCATGGCTTACTCCACAGCCTTGTACTTGTGATATTTAAGTTTCTTTTGACCTGTTTTATTATCAATCGCAATCTTGCCCTTGATGCTGTACTCGCCGAGTTTTGCAATATAGGCAGGCCTTATTGTTTCCTCTTTGCCTTTGCAAAGCTCTATAAATTGCATTGCTGTACTCTCTGTTGCAAAATCGGGTGAGATTTGATAGCAACCTTTGTTTTTCTCGAATGTTTTATATTCATTGTTAATCTTTACATCAAAACGGCTGAAAGATTTTTCATATTCACGTTTTAAGATTTTTCCAAATACGGCAAACATTATTCATCTCCAGTTGACTCATATGGCGGATGCCAGTCGGTGCGGTCGGCTTCCTCAACCGCTTTGATTGCTTTTGCATCCCTTGCGGCGGCTTCGGTCTCTGCGGCGTTCATGCGGCGCATCCATGCAACGTCTGCTTCCACTTCCTGCCGCGTTTTGGCGGCGTTCCATGCGGGGGCAGGGGTTTTCGTGGGTTGTTCGCTGCCGCCGTAGACGGCCAGTACGGCGAAAAACAGCATCCAATTGATTATCTTGTTCATTTCCGTTTCCTTGTAAACATTTATGGGGCAGGGCGCGGATGGGGTGAGAGAAATGCCCCGTCCAGCCAGGGATTAAAGCTGCCGCACCCTGTCCGATAAGTGTTTGTGTCAAAAATATGACGTTTCTTTGTTACGTTTTTTTCGGTTGTAAAAAATTTCCGTTTTTTTTGCGTGCCGCGACGGAAAGGAGGCCGTCCGCACGCTGTCGAAGGTTTACTCAGGCTCTTTCCGCGCCTGTGATATGCCCACTCTCCGACTAACGGCATACCATTGATGGACTATCATCATGTCTACTTAAAGTGGCATTGGTCTAAATACGGAGGGGTGGCGAATCCCCCTTCCTCTGCCTGCCGCCTGCGTCTTGCGGCACTCCCCCGCGCCCGGGGGTAGCATATTGCGCCGGTCTGCAAACCGTATTTAGGCCGATGCCGCCTTATGCGGCCATCGCTGTTTTCATGGCTTGGTATTCCCGAAACGTCGGCATGGTGATGCCCAAATCCAGCGAGTTTTCCATTTTCAGGTCGTAAATCTGATAGTTATGCACAAAATCGTTAAAGTCCGACTGGTCGGATTTTTCATAATCCTCTTGGCCTAAGTCGTCGCACATTACCCATGCTTTAATAATTTCTTCCCCGTAGTATTTCCTACGGCAGGCCGCCTCTTCTTTGTCGGCTTCTCTTTGCGCTTCTGCCGCGTCAGATTCCGCCTGTCTTCTTTCGTTATCTGCCATCGCCCGTGCAATGGCGGGGTTTTCGACGTAGGGGTACATTTGCTGTCTCCCGTTTCCTTGGTTGTTTTGTTTCGATGGGTGCAGTATAGCAAAGCTAAATAATAAATCAATAGCAAAGCTAAGATATTTGCTAAATATTTTGCTAAATATATATTTAGCATTGATTTTTAAAAGAAAAAGTTTGAAAAAAACCGCCTTTCGGGCGGTGCGGGGATGGTGATATTGCACGTTGCAACGTGCTTTTATAAAATAGGCACGTTAAACAACAGGAGGCAAGCAGTATGACAGAAGAAGCAACAGGCAGAGCCAAGGGCGGAAAGGCGCGGGCGGCGAAGATGACGGCGGAGCAGAGAAAGGCGGAAGCGGCGAAGATGGTGGCAGCGCGGGAGGCTAAGGCGTCTTTGCCGAAAGTGATTCATAAAAAGCTGCCTTTGCAGCTTGGCGAAATCCAAATTCCGTGTGCGGTAATCGAATGTCCGAAAACCTGCAAGGTGACGCGGGTGCTGACTGAAAACGGCATTTTAACGGCCATCTACGGAAAAGCGGGCATGGCGACAGGAGCTTCAAAAAGAAGCAGGGAAAAGGCATTGAACGAGGGATTGGCCCCTATGCCGCTATTTTTATCCCCGGCAAGGCTCAAACCCTTGATTGACGAAAATAAAACCATATCGGCCCTGCTGGATAAAATCGAGTATGTTGATGACGGTTCGGTTGTTGCGGGGTACGATGCCGCGATTTTGCCTGCGGTGTGCGAGATTTGGCTGAAAGCCCGCGAGCTTGGCATTTTGCAGCAGCAGCAACTCGGACGCGCCCAGAAAGCCGAGATTCTTATGAGGGCGTTGGCGCATATCGGTATTGTCGCTCTTGTGGACGAAGCAACGGGCTATCAGGATGCGCGGGCGAAAGACGCGCTGGCTAAGATTTTTGAGGCGTTTGTCGCCAAAGAATTGCAGCCGTGGGTGAAAACCTTTCCGCTGGACTATTACAAGGAGCTGTGCCGCCTGTACGGCGTCCCGTTCCCGCCGCCGCAAAACAACAAATTCCCGCAGTTTTTCGGTCATGTTACCAATGATGCGGTGTATTCGCGGCTGGCGCCTGAGTTGCTGCCGGAATTGAAAAAGGCGGCTACGAGGCAGGCGAAAAAAGCCAAGCTGCACCAGTTTCTGACTACGGATATCGGCCATCCGAAGCTGCGCGAGCATTTGGCATCGGTGGTTACGGTGTTGAAGCTGTCGAAGGATAAGGAACAATTTAAGCGGTTGATGGATATTGCCCATCCGAAATTCAATGAGACGATGCAGTTTGATTTTTAATGCGGGTTCTCTGTGCCGGTAAAAAGGCCGTCTGGATTTCAGACGGCCTGAAATTTACACTTTGTGTAAATCGGTAATTTTACGAAGTTATCCGACACGCGCAGGATTGATTTTAATTTGGTGGAATTACACCAGAATGAACTCTCGGGCGGCTTGAATCAGTTTTGAAATATCACTTTCTACTTCCATTGTGAATAACGATTTGTCTTTTATATTCCTACTCAACAGCCAATGTGTATGATCGATGGTGTTGTCGATGTTTGAACTGATTTCGGCGGGCATATCGTCAGGGCGGTAAACAAACAGGCCTGCCCCTTTTTCCTCTTTATTCCGTGAGTTGGAGGCTAATTCGATATCCTGCTTCGCCAAAAGGAGATGAAGGTCTGCGGGCATGGATTTTTGATAGTCGGTTGAAACGAAAGAGGCGAAACGTATCGGCCCGCCCGCTATATCCGGCTCTGTCCAAAGTTGGAGATGGGGCAGGGCGGCCGTCCTACCGGAATCTGTCGGGATAACAATAGGGTTCTTTTCGTCATGCCAAACCCGGTCAGTGAATTTGGTGTCCGCTTCCCGAAAAGACATGAATACTTTGTGGCGCAACCGTTCGGTGCTGATATTTCGTTTTTGGCCTTCGCTTTTCTTCCGGCACATCAAATCAAGCGGCACCATGCTTGCATATATGCGGTCCAGTATCTCTTTTACATTGTCCCCGGCGGCAAATTGCGGTTTCCCAATCTTTACCTGCGGCGAGATTTGGACGGACAAATCGTTTCGGCTTTGGAGGTGTTTGCCGATCAGGTTTAACAGGAAGCTGAAATTTTCCCTGCCATTAGAACCGTATAACGCTTCGAACGGTGCGGCATTCGGCAGTAATCTGACATGGACTTTCCGACGGTACAGTACGGCGATGCCGACATTTAAAAGTTCGCCGGATGCCAAATCAGGCATGATGCGGATCACCGCCCATTTTACCTTTACGGCAGGTTTCGCCATCGGTACGGACAGCCCGGACAATATGGACAATGTGTCGGTTAGATCAGCCGTTGGAATCTCCGTTGGAGCAGACATGGTGTTTCCTTCGTCCTATCGGTTAAAAACTGCTTGAACTGGTTAAATTCAGGCTCTGTAAGCAGCTTATTTAACCAAAAATAAAGCTCCTCTTCAATTGTTTTGAATTTTTCACCGTGCCGTTCGGAAGAAAAAATAGCTTCGCTATGTAGGGCTTCTTTGTTCGGTTCTTTTGTTTGCCATGTGTTTAGCGAGTTTAAAAGGCGGTTGTTGTAATGTTGATGCGCATCTAACATTTCGCTATCCCATTGCTCGTCAAATTCGTTAATCAGACGGCCGTTATCAATCAGTGCGTAGTTTTGTTTGGACAGACGGAGCAGGTTGTTCATGTGCCGGTCGGCATGGGCTATATTTTCATCCAGTGCGACTGCCGCGCCGCATTCCGTCCATTTCGCCACGTCCGAAACCAAATCCTGCCAAACAGGGGAGTTTGCCGTCACATCGCAACCCAAATGAATAGCGGCACTGTGGCCGTCTAGGCGCGATGTACAAAAGCAAACGACATCCTTCATGCCGTTCATCCATTTGTTTTCTTCCCGACTGCGGACGATAGCGGAAAATCCGGGGAGGCTTTTCACTGGGAGGACGGCAATAAAGGCATGTTCGGGCTGGGTAATGCCTAGCGCATAAGCTGTTAGAAAGCCGATAATTTCATTGATCAAGCCTTTCTTGTTCATGTTATATGGCTTGCAAAATGCTTCAATTTTCCCTTTTGGATGTTGGAACTCCCCGATGAAGACGGGGTTTACATGGTTATCTGTCCCTTCCAGCCAATTATTGAAGCGGATAAGGCTGTCCGCCTGTAAGACTTGGATTAGTTTTGTCATAAGTAATGTGAAAATCTATTGTTGATGTAAATATATTGTTTTCAATCCAACACGCTCCACCAGAAGACGCGGCCGATAACTTGGATGTCTGCTGCGTCTACTTCCTCATCGGGGTGCTCCTCTTCGTTGTAGCTGTGGATGCGGATTTTATTGCCCGGCAGGCGGTAAAGGATTTTTGTGCGTAACCAGCCATCATGATTGATGGCATAAATCTTACCGTCTTTAATATGTTTTTGGCTGGTATCCACACCTAACGTAGCACCATCAGGAAATACCGGCTCCATGCTGTTGCCGTCTGCTGATACGCAAACCACGTCTTTAGGGTTGATGCCTTTACGCCTCAGGCTGGATTCATGAAAACGCAGCTTGTAGCCGTTGAAGTCAGATGCTTCAAATGAGCCTGAACCTGCGGCCAGTCGCACTTCTTTCAGGAATGGCACTTCGCACTCTGCATCATTAAGCGGTGTGTCATCCTGCCATGTTTCAACGACGGCGAAGGCGGTGGCGTTAGATTTTATTGTTTTGCTGGTAGGGTCTGACTGATATTTTTCGCCCGTGCCATCTAAATACCCCTGCGGCAATCCAAGAGATTTTTCTATATTTAGCGCGGCTGCATCCCCAATATTCCTGTAACCATTAAGCCATTGATTTACTTGGGCAGGAGCTTTCCCAATCGCGCGTGAAAAATCAGTCTGGTTGCCATTAAATTTCTCATCAATCAAGTTTCTTACTCGTTCGATACGTGTCATTTCTTCTTTCCTTTTAGCAGGTTATCGCAATAATACAGCAATGCTTAATTTAACAATGCTACTTATTTATTTAGCTGTGCTATAATCATTGCTAAATTTTTAGGAGCGAATTTTGGAATTAAGCGAATACTGCGCAAATGAGCGAGGTCGGCAGAGAGTAATTGCCGAAAAAATAGGTGTTTCGTCTGCGTATATGAATCAAATGGTTACGGGGCATCGCCCTATACCTGTTGAGTATTGTGCGCGGATAGAACAAGCAACAGAGGGCATGGTTTCCCGTCAGGAGATGCGCCCGAGTGATTGGCATGAGATATGGCCTGAACTCCTTGAGGCATCCAATGGCTAAATCCTACCCCCTCGTTACCGAAATTGCCCGCAAAAACGAAAGTGCAATCTTGCACGCCCTTGCAGGCGTTACCGCCCGCCATGTGTGCGAGGTGTCGGGTTTGTCGGAATCGGCGTTATGCCGTCTGAAAGAAGAAAAGCTGGAGCAGTACAGTCGTGCGCTGGCTGCAATGGGTTTGAAGCTGGTGTCGGTGGATGCCGAGGTCGTCACGAAGGCCGAAAAACGGTTTATGGCCGAGAAGATGATTGAGTATTACAGGCAGATGCTGGAGGAAGAATAAATGAAACGCAAGAAAAACAGAGCCTTGTCGAAGAAGGACAAGGCGGGCTACCAAATACGGCGGTATGGGTAGAAGGGTTTTATTTGGCTATGCAGGTATCGGCCTTTGGACGGGGCATGCAGCAATTCGTAATAGACGGTTTGCGGCACGCCTTCGTAACGGTAAAGGCTGCCGTTTTTAAAACGGATTTCCAAGATGCCGTTTTCGTAAGCAACGGAGGATAGGTTTGATGACAAGACAGGATGATGGTGCATTTGCCGTGCCTTTCGGGCAGATGGATGAGGCGGAAATTATAGCCCATTTCAAACGCTACGGATTCACGGACGAGCTGGGGCATGCGCTTGAGTTGTGCGCCGATTTTTTGGATTTGGTGCGCTTTGCCAAGCGGGACGGGGCGTGAATGTGCCGGCCAAAAAAAGCCCCGCGTTTGGGCGCGGGGCAGGGGAAGTTTGATTTAAAAAAGAGGTTTGATTATGGACGATAAACAGACGCAATGCAAGCGGATTGTGGCGTACATCCGCGAAAAGGGCTGTATCACGTCTCTTGAGGCTTATCAAAAGCTGAATGTAACGCAGCTTGCGGCGCGAATCACGGACTTGGAAAGCCTGGGCTTTGTGTTTGCCAAGCCGCGTTTGAAGGTGGACGGTTGTAGGCAGCCGGTTACGCATTACTCGATTGTTGAAAACGGGGTGGAAGTATGAGCCGCGACGAAAAGATACGGGAAGCATACCTGCTGGTGTCCGCTTATATGCGGGCGGAAGACGTTACCAAGGCGCGCGAGGCGTTGGAACGGTGGGCCGAGATTGTGAAAGGGGTTGGGAATGTCAATTATCCGAGCAAAACGTGAACACAATTACACGGTCATAAGCAACAAAGTTTATGACAAGAATCAGCTGAGCTGGCAGGCAATGGGAATGCTTGGTTATCTGCTTACAAAGCCTGATGACTGGTCAGTAATTGTCTCCGAGCTGGTCAATGTTACGAAGGAAACGGCAAAACCGACAGGCAAGGAGGGTGTTTACAACATCCTCAAGGAATTGCGCGATAAAGGCTTTATTGTAGTTCAAAAAAACAGTGATGGTTCAACCGATTATACGGTTTATGACGAGCCGCTACCTAATCAGGGTAAGCCTAATCAGGGTAAGCCTAATCAGGGTAAGCCTAATCAGGGTAAGCCTAATCAGGCTGAGCCTAATCAGGCTGAGCCTAATCAGGCTGAGCCGACACTACTAAATACTGATATTCAACAAGTACTGAGTAGTAACAAAGACGGAGATGTAGGGATTGCCGTTGCGGACCAAGCCGCCGAAGACGAAAAACACATCGGCAGCGGCTTTGCTTCGCCTGACGGTTTGGCAGACTTGGCTGAGTTTCCGATGACGGACGGCTGGAAGCCTGCAGATGAAACCGCGTTTGACGAGAAACTGCGCCGTTCGCAAATCCCGTGCCTTGCCGACAGCCGCGTGGCTGATGCACTGGCGGAGTTTGCAAGCTACTGGCAGGCGGCAGGCAAAGTTTTGACGCAGGCGATGTGGGAACACAAGTTTTTCCAACTGCTGGCGCGCCAAAAAGCGCAGGGGGCGTTTGCGTCCAAACCCAAAGACCCTTCACACCGCCGACTGAACCAGCTGCAACAGGGCGGCAATGGTGCGGGGGACGGGCAGCCTAATCCGAGACGCGGCGTACTGCGTCCGCTGGGGAGGATGGTATGACTGCGGAAAACTTGGAAATCTTGGCCAGCAGCGAGGCCGAACAGTCGGTTATCGGCGCAATCCTGATTGACAACACGGCGGCAGACATGCTGTCTGACCTGTCCGCCGAGGCGTTTTTCTTCCTGCCGAACCGCCTGATTTTTCAGACGGCCATGCAGATGGCGGCGGACGGTTTGCCGGTGGACGTGGTAACGCTGGATGCGGAGCTTGAGAAACGCGGCCTGAACGAACAGACGGGCGGGATGGCCTACTTGATTGGCCTGTGCCAAAACACGCCGTCTGCGGCAAATGTGGGACGTTATGCGAAGCTGGTGTCGGACTTTGCGGCAGAGCGCGAACTGCGTTTTGCAGCGGAAGAAATCGAGAGGCTGGCAACCGAGCGCGAAGGCAGGAGCATAGCCGACAGGCAGGCGGAGGCGGTTGCCCTGCTGGACAAAATCAGTACGACAGCGGCGGGCAGAAGCGAGGAAATGAGTTACACGGATGCGCTTCGGGCAACGTTGAAACACTTTGACCGCATCAACGAATCAGACGGCATGTTGGGATTCCCTACCGGCCTGAACGGGCTGGACGAGGCAACGGGCGGGCTTCAGCGCGGCAATCTGACGGTTATCGGGGCGCGTCCGGGGATGGGTAAGTCCGTGTTGGCGGAAAACATTGCGCGTCATTTTGCAAAAAGTGGGCTGTCCGTGCGCTTCCAAAGCTACGAAATGTCGGCGGTGGAGTTGGTGCAACGCGGTGCGGCGGCGGAATACGGGATTGACTACGGCCGTCTGAAAAAATTCCGCATGACGCAGATGGAGCGGGACAACTTTACGCTGTACCTGAGCAAATCGCAAAACTGGAAATTTGCCATCGATACGGAGATGGCGGGCATTGATACGCTGGCGGCACGTTGCCGCGTGGAGAAGCGCAAATCGGGGCTGGACGTGCTGTTCGTAGACCACCTGCACCTGATGCCGCGCAAGGGTGTAAACGAGGTGGCCGAGCTTGACGATATTACGGCACGGCTGAAGCGGCTGGCGATGGAACTTCAGATTCACGTCGTTCTGGTTGCACAGTTGAACCGTGCGACGGAAAAGCAGGCAGACAAACGTCCGAGCCTGGCCGATTTGCGCGGCAGCGGCGGCATCGAGCAGAACGCGAACCTTGTGCTGATGCCGTACCGTGAGGGCTACTACGATTCGGACGCGCCGCAGGAGACGGCGGAATTGATTATTGCGAAGAACCGGGATGGCGAGCGCGGCGTATTGGATTTGAAATGGGAAGGCCATCATCAGAGGTTTGCGGATTATGAATACTGAAACCTGCCTGCACTGCGCCCATGCAGACTTTGACGCCACGAAAGGTTCTGAAATGCAAGGGTTTGCAAAGTGTTTGAAGGCGCGGGATTTTATCGAGCGGGCGATGTATCACCCGCGTTCGGACAGGTGCGACAAGGGCAAATTTGAGAAGGCGGTAAAACGTGATGGATGGGATGGAAACGACTAACGGAAAGGCCGGGGTTTCTGCGGGGGTGGGGAGGTGTGAAATGCCCGAATACATCCCCAAAGGCGGCCTGTGCATGAACTGCGCAAAATTTAGCCGCGATTGCAGCCGATTGGATTTCACCAAGATGCAAGTTATCAAGATTTATTCTGACGGCGTGAAGGCCGTGAAATGCACCGAATACCGGAAGGAAGCCCGATGAATACCATCACTCAAATGCAACTGACCCAAAAGCTGCTGGCAATGGCTGCCGTTTTCGCAGCAGGGTTGCCGCAACGCCAAACCAATGCGCATCCGCGCTTCAACCGCCTGCGCACGGTAAACAGTTACGGCGAATTTGTATGGCAAATCTGCCGCCGCAAGGGGCATCCGGTGGCCGTCATCAGCCGTAACGGGCGGCATTACTACAACCTGAAGTTGATGCCGGGATGCGGTAGCCGTTCGATGCACGACGATGTAGTGGAGTTTGTGATGGATGTGCTTTGCACGGATGCAAGCAGAATGGAAGAGGGTTCGGAATGACAGGAATAGTGGGTTTGATTTGGCTGACTGGCGCGGCGGTTGTCGGGCTGGTGTTGGGGTTGGTTGTGATCGTGGTGGAAGAGGTGCGGAGGAGGCGGAATGGCTGAATATTTTTTGTGCCGCATCAACGGTAGGCCCAAGGGGAAGGGCAGGCCTAGATTTAACAAGTCGGGCAGGGCCTATACGCCGAAGACGACGCGGGAATACGAGAAGGCGGTCAGGGAGGCCGCGATGAAGGCAGCCGCCGTGCTGCAATGGCTGAAGCCCGATAAGGAAGTGCCGTTGGAGGTTTCGGTTACGGCGTATTTCCCCGTGCCGAAAAGCTGGAAGAAGGCGGACAGGGAGGCGGCCTATGCGGGCGACCTGTACCCCGTTTCCAAGCCGGATATAGACAACGTGGAAAAGCTGGTTTTGGATGCGTTGAACGGTATTGCGTATCACGACGACTGCCGCATTGTTTCGGTTTCAGGGCGCAAGCGGTATGCGGGCGAGGATGAGGAACCGCATGTGCTGGTTTATGTGGCTAGGCAGAAGACTTTTTCGGAGATGAAGGCCGAGGCTTTGGCACGCGGGAAGCATGAATGGTAAAGGCAAACAGGCCGTCTGAAATTCTAATTAGAACGGACGGCAGTCTAATTAGAACGGGAAAGGATTTGAAATGGCGGTCAATGTTGCGGTGGTAAAAACGCCGGCGGGAACGCTTGCACCGGCGACGGCCTACGATGCGGAAATCCTGCGGGATTATGCCGCCGGCCGGCAGTTGAAGGTGGAAATCAAGCAGATGGGCAACCGCAGTTATCAGCACCATAAGCTGTTTTTCGGCGGGTTACTGCCTTTGGCGTATGAATACTGGGTGCCGTCGGGCGGGCTGGTGACGGACGGGGAGCAGAAGCTGATCAGCGGTTTTGCGCGGCGGCTTGAGGCCATGCATTCGAGCGGCGGGCTGTTTTTGGAGTTTGCCGACGAGTTTGTACGGATGGTGGCGGCAAAGCGGGGCGAGAGAATCGGCGCGGTGCTGCAAAGCATGGAGGCTTTCCGCAAGTGGCTGACGATTGAGGCGGGGTATTTCGATGTTTACGAGACGCCAAACGGATACCGCAAGGAGGCGAAAAGCATCAGCTTCCACAGTATGGGTCAGGAAGAGTTCAACCGGTTTTACCGGGACTGCTTTCAGGTGGCTTGGAACATGATGTTGTCGTCGAAGTTTGAGTCGGAGGAGGCCGCCGAACGGGCGGCTATGGAAATGATGGAGATGGGCGGATGAGCAAGATTACGCAGTCGGCACGCGGCGAACGCTGTCAGATACGGTTTCCGGGCATTTGCAATCATGACCCGGAAACGACGGTGTTCGCGCATTACCGTTTGGCGGGCTATTGCGGCACGGGCATCAAGCCGCCCGACTTTATGGGCGCGTATGCCTGTTCGCGCTGTCACGATTTGGCCGATGGGCGGCTGAAGGCGGATTGTGCGGAAGGGGAAATTCAGACGGCCTTCGCGGAAGGCGTAATGAGGACTTTGGTTTTGTTGCATGAAAAAGGGTTAATCAAGCTATGAATCAGCAAGAATTTGAATTTATGAACGACTTGGCGCGGGCTTTTGAGCGTCGTTACCGTGATACGCGCAGCCGCAATCGGTGCTTGAGTATCGAAAGCCGCTATATGGGGGAGGAAGTTTACCCGCATGAGCCTGAAATCGGCTTGAGATACGGCGAAGATGCCATGTTTCTGACTTTGCAGGCGTGGGCGAAGGTGGATGCGCCGCAACAGGAGGCCGTCCGTATTTCGTTCGGCATCGGCGCGAAGTCGCAGGCAGCCTACGAGGAACGCTTGCAGGCGGAAATCAGGCGGTGCGGCGAGGGGCCCCTGCATTCGCAGACGGATTTAGGCTTGGCCGCGTGGTATGGGGCGATACGGCAGGCGGCAGGGGACGATTTTGATTTGCTGTTTGAGAAGGTTTGATTTTCTTTACGGTTGCGGTATGATTGCGGAAATTAACACTTCTTAATGAAAGATGGGGAAATGGCATATATCAACATACTGGCTGGCGATTTTCATAAAGGGAAAGCCGTCTTAAAAAAAGATTGTATTGTTCTTTTTCGCGGTGGGAAGGTTGCGCTGCTTGATATTGCAGGTTATGAGGTGCAGGACGGCGGCGTGATAGAGGTTGTGTTTTTTGATGGCCGCCGAATGCTGGTGGAGAAGAACGACGCATTCCTACAAGCGGTGAAGGTCGCCCTTTATAATGAACCTCAAAACCCAGAAGAGCGGCGGCAGCAATATAACCAAAGGCAAGCTAATTCTGCGGCTAAAAGAAAAAGATTAAATAAAATCAAACTAATAGTAGGTGGATTTTTTATCTTGCTATTTGTTGCCATGTGCGCTGTGTCGAAAAAGGAATTAACGCCGGAAGAGAGGGCGGCCGCGGACAAGGCGGAGCTTGAGCGGTACGAAGCAGAGGCGGTGGCCAGAAAACAGCGTATTGATGGGAAAATAGCCCCATCTGTGCGGGAATTTAAGTACGATAAGAAAACTTATCCGAAGTTGTACAAACAGTGGGGCGAGAAGGCCGTCAAAGAAATGAATGGTTATTTGCCACGGATAGCCGAACATGTTGCCCGGGAGGATTCATGCGATGCGGTAGAAAGTGTTGATATTTCAGATGCGCGCAGCAACCCGAAAGCAAAACAAATGGTTTTCTTTGTAGATTGCAGGAATGGCAAACGCTTTTTTGTATCTACTGCCGACCTTAATTCCGGCCGAAAATCAACCGCTGAACAGGATAAAGAGATTGATCATTCAGCCGCCATCAGTCAGTGTGATGCAGCAATCAAAGCTCAATTGAATCATCCCGGAACGTTTGACCCGCACCTCCTAGACACGGCAACCGGAGTAAATCCGAATGGCAATATCTTGGTTACCCGTGGATTTACGGCTAAAAACGGACTTGGAATGCAGATTGATTATCGGGCATATTGCGTTATCACAGGCAATAAAGTGGAAGTTTCGGTCGAACAGAAATAGTAAAAAAACCCCTTGCATTCGCAGGGGGTTTTGTTTATGATGAGAATTCCTAACAAACTTACAGCAGAAAACGCGCCTGTTGCGCGATTTTTCGTATCTACTCCCATCATATGTTTGCCGCATTTCCGTTTCCTTGGTTGCGACAGATTTCAAGTTATGGGGGTGCGGGTAGCAGCAATGCCCCGGACGCTACTGTAAGTGCGTTAGGACACCCCCGCCCAATTTGGGTATTCCTAAAACCTTTAAACTTACAGGAGTTCATCATGAACGCATTATCTCTTTCTTTTAAAGACACCGATTTCCAAATTACCGACATTAACGGCCAGCCTTGGTTAAGGAGCTTCCAGATTGGAAGTGCCTTAGGTTATAAAAATCCATCATCAGATATGGCAAAACTTTATGACCGCAACGCCGACGAATTTACCGACAGCATGACCCAAGTCATCGAACTGCCCACCGCAGGCGGCAAACAGCAGGTAAGGGTCTTCAGCCTGCGCGGCTGCCACCTGCTCGGCATGTTGGCACGAACCAAAGTAGCCAAAGAGTTCCGCCGTTGGGTGCTGGATGTATTGGAAGATGAAGTATCAGGCCGTCTGAAACCGCAAGCCCCGCGCCAAGCCCTGCCGTCCGGCCTGACCCATGAGCAACAGGCGGAAGTTAAAGCCCTGCACAATATCCTGATCCAGTCCGTGCCGTTCGAGAAACAAAAGGCCTTGGCGATCACCTTGTGGAGCGCGGTCAAATCGAAATTCAAGGTCGGCTACAAAGACGTGCCGCCCGAACAGTTCCCCGAAGTGTTGAGCCTGATGGCGCGGGTGGCCGTGGAAAAAGGGGCGCAATACCGCGAAGCCGAAGCTGTGAACTTGGAAACCGTGCCGAAGCTGTTTGAGCGTCAGGCCAATATCCCGTTCGACCTGAAACGGGACGCCCACTACGCCGTCACGGTGCGGAACGGGAAAATTTACCGCCATTCCCTAAGCTACGCCTCGATGCCGCATGAAGACAGCATGATTCCGTGCCTCGCGCATCAGGCTTGATGGGATGGGGGGGTTAATCCCCCTTATCAAATTTTCAGACGGCCTGTTGTTTTTCCTGACAATAGGTGTATAATTTGAACCGTTACCCCTGCGGGGCTTTTCGCACGCCCAAAGGATATGAATTTTTAAGCCCGTACATGACAATGTGCGGGCTTTGTCGTTTTCGGAATAGCAAAACGCCGTGATGCGGGAACATCGCGGCGTTTCTGTTTTAAACCCTTTCATGCGCAAAGGATTTGAACTTGATTAAGTATAAACCAAAACATCAGGTAAAGGTAGGTGGAAGGATGAATGTTGAAGATGCAGGCATTGTCGGCAAACGTTTGGCCAATGCCGCTTTGATTTTTGCCATATTGACGGGATCCGCCGCTGTTTTGGCAGCCATAGCGCAATTTTTCAAATAGGCGGAATGCCGGTTTCGGGCGGTTTTTTTGCGTTTCAGGCAGCCTTAAATCGCGTAGATACCGAGCCGCTTTGCGGTGGGTGTGCCGCAGTAAATCAGCCCCGTGCTTTCGAGCCGGGGCTTTTTTATTGGAGAATGTAAGTGAACAAAAGCCTGTATATCCCTTTTGAAGGGGCGAGACTGATTGCCGCCGAGTATGACGGCCAAGTGTATGTGGCTATGCGCCCGATTGTGGAAGCCTTGCAAATGAGCTGGCCGACGCAACGAAACAAACTACAAAAAAACGTTAAGAAATATGGCTGTATTCTTATGAATACTCCCACTTCCAGCGAGATGCAGGAAATGATCTATATCCCGCTGAAGAAGCTGAACGGCTGGCTGTTCAGTATCAATGCCGCCAAAGTCCGCGCCGATTTGCGGGAAACGGTGGAGCGGTATCAGGAAGAGTGTTTTTTGGTGCTGCACGATTATTGGAACCGTGGCGAAGCGGTGCGGGCGAAAGTGCAGGCGGAATTGGACGCATGGCGCAATCAGGAAACGGCGTCGTTTGCGCGCGGCAGTCATGCAGGGCGTGATTTGAATCTGCGTAAGCAGGAAAAGCACTATATTGCCGCCAAAATCAGGCAGTGCGAAGTGAACCTGTTGCAGCCCGATTTGTTTCAGGCTGTCTGAAATTTTGGGTTGGAGGGTTCTCCGGCCGGCCAGCCGCCT